AATCAAAAATGGCTTTATCAGATCAAGCGACATTTGCTTTAACAGTAAATGACGTAATACAAGAAGCATATGATCGAATTGGAGGAGATCCAATTCTAGGCTATGATGTACGATCAGCTAGACGTAGCTTAAATATTATGTTTAGTGATTGGGCTAATCGTGGTTATAATCAATGGACTGTCGAAGAAAAGGATTTAACAATAGTTAAGAGCACAATCTCATACGATCTTCCCGCAGATACGATAGATATAATTAATGCTAATATTAAAGAAAGTACTGGATTATATTATGCGATGTCAAGATTAGGTCTTAATGATTATTCAGCGATTCAAAATAAAGCAACAGAGTCAAGACCGACTCAGTTCTATCTTCAAAGAACATCAACACCTAAGATTTATTTATATCCAGCTCCAGATGATTCCACAGATGTTGTGAATTATTGGAGGATTCGAAGAATTATGGACATTACAGCAAGTACTGTTGCTGGAGTAGAACAAAATACAGATGTTCCCTCGCGTGCGATTGAATGTATGTGTTCGGGACTAACTTTCTTTTTATCTCAAAAAAGACCTAATATTGATATTAATAGACGTGCGGAATTAAAATTAGATTATGAATCAGCTTTTGAAAGACTAATAGCTGGTGATGATAGTCCTTCAACTAGGATTATTCCATCGACTTCATATTATAACGGAACTTAAATATTATGTCTAATTTACCAGGACAAGGAAAGAGACCTAAAAGAGCCCCTTTTCAGAAGTGGGCTCCAGGAGAATTTGCACTTGCAATTTCAGATAGAAGTGGATTAGCTTTTCCTTATAATGAAATGAGATTTGAATGGACTGGAGCTTTCGTTCATGATTCAGAATGGGAACCTAAACAACCTCAGCTCTCTTTAACTTATTTTACTGATGCGACAGCTTTAAAAAATGCTAGACCTCAAGCGAACTTATCTCAAACGGGAGGAGTTCCTGACCAGCTTGAACCTATTTTTCCACCGACAATTCCCTCACAATACAATGGTCTTGGTTCAATTACAACAAATTTGTTAACATCTGGCTTAGGAAGTGTTACTATCGTTATCACATGAGTGATAGTGAATCTAAAGATATTCCAAAACATAAAAAAATTGGCGTTACGTTATCAACCCCTGCATATGGAGGTCTATTATGCGAAGGCTATTTTCATGGAGTATTAAAACTATCATCTCTTTTTTCTCAACAAAAAGATTGGAAATTACATATAAATACAATGGGAAACGAAAGTCTTATTACTCGGGCGAGAAATACTCTTGTTGCTCAATTTTTAGATTTATGTGAAAAAGAACCAGAGGAGCATACTCATTTAATGTTTATTGATGCTGATATAGGTTTTACAGCAGCAAGTGTTAAGAGAATGATTGACTTCGATAAGGATATAGTTACAGGAGTATATCCTCGAAAAAGTATAGATTGGCAAGGTGTTGAAAAAATGTGTAAGAAAGGAGAGTTTGATATGTTGGAGCAAAAATCTCTAGGTTATAACATTAATTTCGTTAATCCTAAAAATATTCAAATGGATAAAGGATTCGTGGAGGTCCTGGATTCTGCTACTGGCTTTATGTTGATTAAAAAAGAAGTCTTTTTTAAGCTAATAAAAGCTTTTCCTTATCTTAAATATACGACTGATCAGATTATCAATGGTCAGTCTTTTAAATCAAATAATTGTTATGCATTTTTTGACTGTATTATTGATGAAAAAAGTAATAGATATTTAAGTGAGGATTATGCTTTTTGTCGACTTTGGCAAAAAATAAAAGGAAAGATTTATGCTGATCTAATGAGTCCACTAACTCATTATGGAACACATGCATTTAAAGGAAACATTTGGTCAAAATTTAGTGTGGCTGAGAAGGATAAGCATAAGTTAAAAGGGCACGGTTTAAAAAAGGAAAAGAAAAATGGCGATGACATACACAAGTCTAACAAGTGATATTCAAACCTGGATGGAAAATACAGGAACTGATTTCGTTGCCCAGATTCCAAATTTTATAGCAGCAACAGAATTTAGATTATCGAGAGAAGTTGATCCTATAGGCTTTGAATCACAACAAGCTTCTGCCTTTACTGCTGATGATCCTTATTTAAATATTCCTACAAGTACTAAATTAATTAATTATTTAAATGTAATAGTTAATGGCGAGAAAAGTTTTTTACAGATTAAACCTACAGAATATTTACAAGAATACTGGCCTAATGTATCAATTACAGGAGTACCTAAATATTTTGCCAATTTTACAGATGATGTTCTATTAATAGCTCCTACACCTGATAGCGGATATACGTGTCAATTAGGATATACTTCTAATATAGCTGGTTTATCTTCTAATGTAACAACTAATTGGTATTCGAATAATGCTCCTTATGGTTTACTTTTTGGTTGTCTTTCTGAAGCAAATCTCTTTACAAAGAACATAGAAGACTATACAATATACAATAAAAAATACACCGAAGCGGTTGCTACGATTAATAATCAAGCTCGAAGAAGAAGAAGAACTGATTATACTTTTCCTGGCAGTCCTCTTGGTGAGAATACTTTAACAGGAGGACAATAAAATGGCGATCGTACAAGCACTTTGCAACGTCTTTAAAGAAGACTTGATGGATACCACTGCTAATCTGGAAGCTGATACTTTAAAAGTAGCTCTCTTTGATAACACAGCAACATTGAATGCTTCCACTACAGCTTATGCAACTACGAATGAAGCTAGTGGAACTAACTACACAGCAGGTGGAGCAGCGATGACAGGTATGGCTGTAACGCTTGATGGAAGTACTGCGATTTTTGATGCTGATAATGTCTCATGGGCTAATGCGACAATCTCAGCTCAAGCTGCAGTGATTTATAATACTACCTTTTCTAATGCAGCTATTGCTGTTTTAGATTTCGGAAGTGTTAAAACATCAACGAACGGTACATTCGAGATTCAGTTTCCAAATGCCAATGCTTCTACTGCACTGATCCGTATAACATAGGGAGGTAACTCCTTATGGCGAGTACATATGGACAAGGTCAGTGGAATTTTGGATCATGGAATAATTCAGTTTCTGGTGCAGTAATCACTGGAATTGGACTTACATCATCTTTAGGAACTGCTACTGTCACTGGAGAATTAAATAAAGGTTGGGGCAGAAGTGAATGGAGTCAAGGTCCATGGGGTACTTTTCTAGGAGCTGTTCCAGTTACAAGCGCAGGACTTCTTACCACTTCTTTAGCGAATGTTTCAATTCTTGAGGGAACTGGATCAATAATATCTCAAACTGGTTTACCACTTACAAGTGATCTTAATTGGGGTGTCGGTTGGGGTAGAAATGAATGGAATTCTGGAGAATGGAATACTTATATCGGAACTGTTATCGCAGGAACTGGAAGTATTTTTTCAATCACAGGCGAAGAATTAACATCTAATTTAGGTAGTATAACAATAGCTTCAGGGGCTGGTGCGATTATTACTGGCGAGGACCTTACTCTTAATCTAAGTAATGTTACTACAACCAGTCAGAATATTATCGATATAACAGGTGAAGCTTTAACTGGCGCCGTATCTAATGTTACGATTGTCGGAGGAGCATATTTTACAGTTACAGGTTCACAAGCAAATACAGCTATTGGAAATGTTGTTACAGGATCAGCTGCTCATGTTACTATTACGGGTGAAGCTTTAACTTCTGGTTTAGGTACTATCTCCATATCAAGTGGACAGAATATCTCTATTACGGGTGAAGCTTTAACCGGTTATTTAGGTAATGTTACCGTAGCTGAAGGACATGGAGTAACAATAACTGGAGAAAGTTTAACTTCTTCACTAAATAATGTAGACATTTCCACAGAACAGAATATATTAATTACGGGAATAGATTTAAATATTACTGTACAAACTATTGTTCCATGGGGTAAAATAGATACTGGAAGTGCAGATACATGGGCTAATATTACTACTGTTTAATAGAATAAAATTGTAGTATAAGGATTAAATTATGGCATCAAGTTACACATCAAGATTAAAACTAGAGAGACAAACCTCGGGTGAAAACTCAGGTACATGGGGCGATCTAGTTAATTACACATTTAATAGATTAGACGCAGGAATAGATGGTTGGGCTAATGTTAATGTCGCAGGAAGTACGAATGTTACACTAACTTCTAATAACTCTACACTTAACACAGACGATTCAACCACAGACGACGAATTACACAATCGTACACTAGAACTTTTTGGAACATTAACAGGAAATATCAATGTATTTACGGGTGATGTTGAAAACTCATTTACAGTTTTCAATAACACAACAGGTTCATATACTTTAACATTTGGTCCTACTACAGGAACAGGAGTAACTCTAGCACAAGGTGCTAAAACTATTGTTTATTCTGATGGTAGTACCATGCTCGATGTAATGGCTGATCTTGGAGATGTTAGTGCCATAACAGTTTCTACTTCTGGAAATGTTAGTGCTACTGGAACTGTTAGTTCCGCAGGAAACGTTGTTGCGACAACTGGAAAACAAACAATGTGGGTTCCGGCAGTTGCGATGTATGGAAGTGAAACTAATGGAGCTGACGCACAACAAGTGGAAACAACTGCTCTTAGCCCTGATCTTAAAGTTTTGGATTTTGATGCAAGTACATCTGAATTTGCACAGTTTGCCGTAACTTTTCCTAAATCATGGAATGGTGGTACGGTAACTTTTAT